GTTGTAATAGAAATCCCAGAACCTTTAGGTCTTCCTTCTCTGTTTATATTCGGATCTCCTGTTGTGAATGGCATAGTTATTTATTGTTAAAAGTATCGTATCGTTTCCTTATTACATCACAATATTTGGGGTCTAGTTCCATCATATAACAAGTTCTATTGGTTTGTTCGGCTGCGATGAGGGTAGAGCCAGAACCACCGAAGAGGTCTAATACTATATCATCTTGTTTACTACTGTTTTTTATTGCATTTATTACAAGAGCGATTGGTTTCATTGTAGGATGTAATATATTTTTTTTAGTCCTCTCAATATCCCATAAATCAAAATTACTCCTTCCGCCATAAAAATTATGCTTATCAATCCACCCATATACTATTGGTTCAAACTTACTCTGATAATCACTATTACTTAAAGTATGATTACCCTTATCCCAAATAATTAAAGCTTTATAATCTAAATCATTATTTATAATACCATTAAACAGTTGGTGTAACCCTAGCCTGTACCAACATATATAATAAGCTCCAATAGTAAATTGTTTTATAATACCCACATAATCGTTAATAAAATCAATCTGCCCTTGGTCTGATAACTTATCATTTTTTAGTTTACCAAACTTAGAATTATGACTTTTGCTTCCATCTGCGTGAACATTTCCTGTAAAATCTATTCCATAAGGTGGGTCAGTAAACACCATATCTGCCTTTTTACCATCCATTAACTTCTCTACATCTTCCTTCTTTGTAGCATCTCCACACATCAGTCTATGCCTACCTAGTTCATATACACATCCGATTTTGCTATCCGGTTTCTTCTTATTATCTACTTCTGGTGCTTCATCTTCTTCTGGTTCTATCAGCTTATCTAGTTCTTTAGATAAATCAGTTTCATCAAATCCAATATCAGTTAATAAATCCAAGTCAAAGCTATGCAGCAAGTCATAATCCCACTCACCCAAGTTCTTATTTAACCTGATATTCAGTTCTTTTTCCTTTTCTTCGTCTAGATTATAAAAAACACAAGGGATTTCAGTTATTCCGATCTGTTTTGCTACATTTACTCTCTGATGCCCTCCTATTATTACGTTCTTTCTCTTTGGATTACTATTTACTACTATTGGTTCTGCAAATCCGAACGCTTGTAAACTATCTATCAACTCCTGCTCCTGCTTCTCTGTCATTTGACGAGGGTTATAATCTGCAGGATTGAGTTTATCAACCTTAATATATTTAATTTCCATGTCTTTTTTTGTCATATTAGTCAACTATATGTATTTATTATTTTTTTAGCTTCTTTAAGTATTTCCAGTAATTTATATTTCCATTTGTCCAATTTGGATGTTTCTCTAAACGAAACTCTGGTCTAGGTCGTTGAAGTGTTTTCCTAATCTTATCTTTAGTTTTCTGTGAGTGCTTAAATCCCTTCTTCTGACCCATCTTTTTTCTCATTAAGTTTCAAATATAAACGTGCTACTGCTTCTGTGGGGGTTTTATCTAATACTTCTATTCCTTCATTTAACGGAGCAGAATGTGTATCTGGTGCTTCTCCCTCACTAACTCCTTTACTGTTTCCTACAGCAATCCAGCCTTTATTATAATTCCTTAATACTTCAAACTTATCTCCACACGCTTCTATAAGTTCTTCTAGAGATGGTTTTACAACTTCTGTGGTTGTTCCATCTTCAGCTTTATAAAAATGTCTTTGCTCTGTATGGCAATATGCACAAAACTTATTATTTTGTTTCCACCCAGCATCTTTTAGTTCTTTGGCTAGTTTATACGAAAGCATAGTTTTTCATTTTACCTTTATAAGTTGGTGTTTCCTTATGACATTCTACGCATAGTGTTTTGCCATTGTCTATCTCATATCGTAGTTCAGGATATAATGCAAATGATTTAATATGATGTGCATTTAATTCAACCCCACGAAGTTCACATTCCTGACAAGTATAGTCATCTCTTTCAAATACTAATTTACGCCAGTTTCTAAACTCCATGCCAGTTCTAATTAGTTTATTCTTTTTAGTAATCCCACCTTTCCAAAGATGTGTTTTATTGCCAGATAAGGCTTTACTGATTTTTCTTCTAGTTTCAAGAGGAGTAGGGATACCAACATTTATTGTATGACCAACTTGAAATTTACTAATAGCTTTAGCTCTACAAAGATTACTACAATATTCTCTACTAGCCCATTGTTTATAGGAATACTTAGGTTTCTTAACCATATCTTGCTCACAGTATTTACATTCCTTTTTGAGTATTTGTTCTTTGGTCATAGGAATTTACTTAGTCGTCTAACTAATCGCTCCTCTGAGATATTGATTTCCTTCTCGGAAACACATCTATCGTAAGCCTTCATAGCTAAATCACCAAGTAACAAATGCAATATCTCATGCTTAGCATTGAGATCAAGTTGAACCTTCATCTCCTGCTCCGAATCATACTCACTACCGGCACTCTTACTCAAGGAGATTAAAGCCCCTCCATGCTCATGCCTCCCTGTCTGTGCCACCGCCAACTCATTCCTAAGCTCTACAAAATCAGTATCAACCTCCCATTCGTCCAAATGGAACTTCTTCTTGTAAAAGGACACTCGCCCACAAAAATAATTATAATGCTTCAGTGTTGTCTTCATATCTTTTTCCTCTAATTATTAGCTAACTTTAGCCATTTAATCACAAAATACTTCTTCGTCAATGTCGCAATAACATTCTGATCCACAATAAGTACAAGTGTATTCTCCTGTATAATCATCCAGTTTCATTGGTTCTTCGCAACAATCTGATAATGGATATGTCATATAATTATATCATTAAATGCCAACAAAACATAATAGCTTTATAATAGCAATATATCACTACAACCATCAATACTATGGTGATCATACAGATTATTAGGTTCACAATGTGGTTTTTCATAGTTCCATTGGTATGACTTGAGGGTATTTTCCATTATCTAGTACTATACCGCATGAAAGAATTGGTTTGCTCACAAAAGACGTTCCATACTTCATGGCGTATGAGTTGCGATCTATCCCACAACCTACTGCCATTCCAAAAACTATTTTCAGGTCATTGGCAGACCATCCTACTCCAGCATTTGAATGTAAATGTCCTATTACAGTGGATTGCATATTCTGTTGGGATGCTTTGATATGGGCGTATTTACCAGATCTCTTCAGTCCATGCTCATATTTTACATCATCTATCATATAAAAGTACTCATACTCCCATTCCTTCGGTAGTTCAAATATATCCTGAAAAGACTTAGTTGCTTCTAAAGGAATACCATGAGTTATTGCTTTTCTATGAAAGAGTAAATCATGATTCCCACGACATATTTTTACTTTGGGGAATGCTTTCACCCACTTCTGTATCTTTTTTTTCGCTAATACTAACTCATCTCTAGGACTGAGACCATCAGGGTCATGTTCGTGATATGAGATTGCGTGATTATCTACTAAATCCCCTATACATACTACTATATTGCAATTATATTTCTTGTAGGTCTTTTTGCAAAAGTCTAGGTATCCTTCATGTTCAAATGGAATATGAGGATCGCCCACCACAAGTACGTTATTCATGTATTTTCTCCTAATCCTCTGCTGTATAAAAAGGGGAAGCGTCTACTAGAAGCCTGACATGATATCCCCATTAAATTCTTGTGCGTTCCACCAGTGGACTGATAGATGGTCAATGATGAAGTTGCTAATCCCTGGAGGGAATAATTCGTTGACCAACGCACATATCTCCTGCGGTGTGAGGTTTGAGAACATCTGGTGGTAGATTTCGTGCTTACGAACGTCTACCTTGATGATGTTGTGAGGGGCTGATGAGCCACCTCTACTTCTTGGGACAACGTGATGTTTGTTAGTCCTTTGGTTTTTTTTGCGAGACATTCTTCTTCCTCCTGTTAGAGTCCCCAAGTCCGAACACGATAACTAACGCTATCACCCCCAATCCTATGATTAGGAAATTGATTGTCTCTTGCATGACGCTTCCTTCCTGTTAAAGAGCTGGTGCTTATTCCCATAGGAGTGGCAGAGGAAGACCACCCCTACAAGAAAAAACACCCAATTCTAGTATGAATTGAGGTCTTTTATAACTTTATCTATATCTTCTGCGCCCAGAGTGCCAGAAAGTAATTCTTTAATTTCTGTATCTCTATCGGCATCTGCTCCAGCTATAAGTGCTAAAGCTGTTCCAATATGTTGCCTTGTAGCTTGCCCACCAGCAACGATATCGTCTTTTAATTCTTGTAATGCTTCTATCATATACTCCTTATTATGATCTTGTATATTCAGTATATCATAAATTTCACATATTGTCTTATTACTACTTACTGGAATAAAAAAACTCTTAGTCTCCCTGACTAATCATGACATATATTTGGCATGCAGTAGATGTAAAAGGGTCAATCCCAGTTCGTCTCATACTAATTAAGATCTAAAACTTCTCGTCATTGATAGCCCTCTCTAATACTTCTTGGTATTAGTGAATATAAATTGGACTTATTGGCGTTTTGGGCGAATAAAAAGTTCTTAATCGGTCTATTGCTTCATAGCTGGCGTTACCGTTAGAGTGGTCGGATACATGGTTACTACTGAAATCCATGCAGGCTAATGATTGCACTCTCGCTTATCAGCTCCACAATAGACACTTATATCGGGGTGATACGCTATTCTAAACTAAAACTACGATAATCTACTAGATATAATACTAATAGACTGACGTAGTTTACCTTTAATATAACTAGGGCATCTATGTTTACCAGTCTGGTATTTGATATATGCTTCATTAAATAAATCATCTGGATCTAATTTTCTACCACTAGCAACAAATTCTTCTACTACTTTATATGCTCTCATATTTTCTACTTTGTGTTCCATAATTGTTATAGATAACGAAAACCGACCTATGTAACACAACTGGTCGGCTTCCTTGAATACATCACGCAAATTGGCGTTGTATTACGTTTCTAGAATACACCCATTTGAAAAATAATGCAAGTATCTGTCTTAGATCGTCTGAAGACTCCTGTGGATAAAGTCTAGGAATTTACCGTACTACACTCAACGTCTGATTTACCTGTGCTAACCTTAGCCAATTCTAGGGGGTTGCAATATATACCGTATAGGTGTATACTGAAGATAGTTAAGTAATAAGACACTAACTAAAGAGAGGAAAAAAGACATGAGCAATCCAGACACAACATACGAACCAGCAAGTTCATATCTAGAAGATGATATGGATTTTGTTTGTTATAGAGAGCAAGAACAATTAAATAGAGAGGAAGAATAACATGAACTTAAAAGAAACATCACAAGAACTAATTGGACTACGCCAACAAATCAATGAGTTAGATGATGCTCATAAACTGGTAGTAGCTCCACTCAAAGAGAAGAAAGATAAACTCCAAACGGAGATCATGGAATCTCTAAAAGAATCTGGTCAGTACTCTGCAAGATTTGAGCATGGTACAGTTTCAAGAGCAGTAAAGAAAACTCTAAAGGTCGTAGATGAGAAAGTAGTAATTGCTCACCTTAAACAATTAGGAGTAGGTGATGAATATACAAGTGTTCAGTTAAATGATTTATTTAAGAACTCATTTTCCAAAGCAGTTGTAAAATCTGGAGAAGTGATAAATGGAACTGAAATAACTGAAACAGAATATATCTCAATATCTAAACCATCTAATAAAGAAGATAAAAGAAAGGTCAAAACAGATGATTACTCCGAAAAAACAACTAAACGAGAATAGAGAAAGCATTCTAAAGGCTAGTACTGTTGAACAAGCAATAGAATTTCCAGCAATATTATCTCATCCATTCGTCATGGCTGACATTCTATATGAACATTCAGTGAAGACACAATTATTAAAGGAAAAAACATGAAGCAGTACACAATCAATGATCTAGTAGAAGCTGACTGGTTTCCATTCTCCAGTAGAATCACTATCAGGAAGTACATTGATTCCGGAGAACTCAAAGCTAAAGTAGTAAAGGTTGGTGGAATCCTACAGAAGTACCAGATAACATCAGCAGATGCACAAGACTTCGCTGACAACATCAAAGCAAAATATAAGAGACAATATAATATTAATTAAAGGAAAGAACAAATGCTTACAGAAGACATAACAATAGAGAAAAAAGAGAAGGCTGAATATCCACCACTTCCAAAGGATATATATCAGGCACAAATTCTTGACGTAACAGCAGTAAAGAAACCTAGTTACGATACAAGAAACAAACCTGAAGCAGAACAGATTATGGAAGTAGTACTCAATTTCCAATTCACATTACTAGAGGGTAAGGATGGAGATAATGAATTGAGAGGTAGAAATGTCTGGGCAAATTTTGTACCAACATATCTATATATCGGAAAGAATGGAAAGAATAAACTATACAGAATTACTGAAGCTGTTCTGGGAGCAGAACTTACTCTGGAAGAAGAAGCTAAAATGGATAAGAATTACATCAATGGATTAATTGGTAAGCAAGTTAGAATCTCTGTTGAACCATCCACTAAAGGAGATAATACTTACGACAACATTACTGACTGGTTGAAGATCAATAATGAAATGACTCCACTGACTGACGAAGAAAAGGAATCAGCAGAAGTAAAGAATAAAGATGATGAGCAATCTGTATCTGATGAAACCTCACAACCTAAACCCTCTCAAAATGATGATGGATCTCCTGAAATTGATGTAGATTCAATTCCTTTCTAGAACAATGCCTGAAAGAAAAGTAAAAACTGGAGTGTGTGCTGTATGCAATAAATGGTTTGAGTATAAGCAACAGCACTCCTTCCAGATCAAAACAATATGCTCTATGGAGTGTAGGAAGATCAAAATAAGAGGTAAAATAAAAGACTAACCAAAACAAAAATGATTAAAGAAATAAATAAGACAGTCTCAATCGTATTATACTTTACTGCTTTAGCTCTCCTGATAGCAGGAATAGCAGTTATACCTAACAAACCACCTATTCAAGCTGAAATCGCACCAGAAGCCACTACAGAGCCTCCTGATCCATGTTTAATGCCTCATGTCTATTGCGAAACAGACTTAGTAGAGGTAACAGCTTATTCAGAGTATGATTCATGCCATACTGGAGAGAGTTGTTTGATGGCTTCAGGCAAAAAAGCATACGTTGGAGCAGTAGCATGTCCTCGTGAAATTGAATTAGGAACTAAAGTAATAATCGCAGGAATAGAATATACTTGTGAAGATAGAACTAGCCCAACTTATGATGGAAGATACGATATATTCATGGGCTACTCACAGGAGGGATATGACAAAGCAGTAGATTGGGGATTACAAGAGTTAGAGATAATTATTAACTAAAAGGGATATAGAAGATAAAATACCACAAACAATAGAACAAATATTACAAATATTAAGCGATAAGTTTGGAACCACCATTGAACACTTATGGAGTGTAATGATAAGACAACAAATTATTGAGGGCATTATGTTGGGAGTTGTTGGAGTAATAATTATACTCACAGTAATTATAGTAGTTACCAAATTCATAAAGGGATTAAAGAAACAAAATGATTATGATGCTGAAAGTAAAGCTATTGTTGCATTAACTTCAACATTCTTAATTATTATTGGGTTAATATTCTTAGCTGGATTAAATCAATTATTAAATCCTGAATACTACGCACTAATGGATATAATAAATCTTAACAAATAAACCCATAGAAGAAGAAAAGAAAATAACTAATAATGGACCAATAGTAACTAATGGAAAGATATATTACAGGTGTCAGGCTTGTGGTAAATTAGTAAGAGTTAATAAACCAATAATTGGAAGTGCACACATTTGTGCTGAAGATAGAGAGGAGTAAACCTATGGAAGAAGAAAAGAAGTATAAATGCCAATACTGCGGTAAAGAGAAAGATGCACCAGATATTATTTGTATTTGTGAAGTAGAAGATACTGGCTTTGATAATTTTTGGAAATAACCTAACCTACCCACCTCTCATTATAATAATTTAAGGAAATAAGATGAAGAAAGAAAGATGTGATCTATGCGAACAACAGATTAAAGAATGTTATGTATGTGAGGGAGAGTTTGTTGGGGGCGATACTATAAATTGTCTTGAACTAAGAGGTAAACATTTATGTATTTCGGAAGATTGCCTAGTCCAATTTTTAAGAGATAGATATGAAGAAAAACGTATTATCCAATATGCTAGTGTATTACAATGACCAATAAATACTACGCAATAGTTAGTAAGATATTAAATAGGATATGGAAAAAGATACCAACAGCTTTAATTCTTTTAGTGGTAATGATAGCAGTTGTTTACTTTATGGAATTTCTTGATTATGTTGTAGATTATTTATCTGAAAAGTTTATTAAACCCCAATAACAATTAAAAGAAAGAAGAGATGAGAAAAGAAACATACACTTGCGACATTTGTGAAAAGAAGGTAGAAAATCACGTTGAAAAAGATATACAAGTTATTTTCCTCACCGAACAAAACGAAGGTCGTACAATAAAACCCTATATGGACAATGTTAAAATTGATATTTGTGATGCTTGTATGGAAAAGAGAATGGGGGGTGGCTCTATCTATGCTACTGGAACAATGGGGCATAATGATTATCATTTTGCTAAACCAAGATGAATAAATACTACGCAATATGAACTATATACAAAAGGTTAAAGACCTACTAGAACAAGAATTAAAGATGAAAGGTACTATTTATGAAGGCTTATTAGAAGTCTATGCGTTATTAGTTTTAACAGTTGGTGTTGATTGCACTAATGAACATATCCACGATGCTTGGTCTATTTGGCAAAATAAGACACAACCAAATCATAAATCATTAAAACCATTTGATGAACTTATAAAGGAAATACAAGATTTAGATGAACCATATTGCAATACTGTTATCAAAGTAGCTAAATTACTAAACAAATGAAATACTACGCAATAGTTAGTAAGAAGACGGGAAAGATAGAAACACTTAATGGTTTATGTATTTTTAGAACCAAGAAAGAAGCAGAAGAGTGTTTACGATTTTGGTATATTGATAAAAATTTAAGAAAAGACTTTTTAATAACCCCAATAACAATAAACCCTTATGAGTAGATATATTATAATGAATTTTGGAAAGAAAAAAGGTTTGCATTGGATAAATGCTTACAAGCAATTTGATAGTGGAAGTCGTATGTTCTACGTCAGCAAAATACCAACAAAGATTTTAGCAAGGATTGTTTTAGAAATTAAAAGCTGGTCTATAAAAGAACCTAAACCCCCTAAAGGAGAATGAAGATGAAAGAGTGTAAATGTGAACATAAATCAGCTCTTTATAATGATATGGATACTATTAAATGCACTTATTGCTCTGGTGCTGTTAATAAAGAGAGATTAGAAGAATTTATCAGATATAATACTTCAAACAACATGAAAGGATTTGAAATCCAAGATGACGGTACAGTAACCACTTCCTTAAAAGATAAACAAAACTTAGAAGAAGCTGTTAGAGATATTTGTTCTGTACCTGTAACTAAAAGTAAAGTCAGAAGAATAATATCCCAACTCCTAAAAGAAGAAAGAGCTAGGGTGATTGAGGATTTAGATACCAATAAAATAGCAGAAATACAATTTAATACTGAACAAGAACATCATCTTAATGATGGTTGCCACCCAACAAAGTGTCATCATAGAAAAATAGACGATTTAATGAAAAGATTACTTAAACTACTAAAAGAATAAGTATGAGTGAACATAGTTGGAACTTCTCAAAAGATAATAGAACTGATGATGAAGTTAAAGTTGATTATGATCTAGGGAAACACAACGAACCCCTAATTATGGAGAATCTCCCATACAGATGGTATCAGGTGAATGGGAATGATGAGTTCAAAAAGATGGGAAAGTATGAACCAGATTACTTCATCTATGCAGGTAGTAAATGGTATCCTGCTGAAGTAAAATTCACTGGAGTAGAACTCACTTATATAGATCTAAAAGTAAATCAAGCAGATGCTCTGGCAGAAATCAATGGAGTATATATTCAAGCAACTCCCACCAGATGGATTATAGTTGGATCTACATTTATGCAACAAGAGGAAGTAGTAACTGGTTATTGTAATAAACCATGCTACAGATATATAACCAAACCTGATAAATGGAAGGTATGGCAACATACAATTAATTTCAAAAGGAAATGACAACTCCAAAATCAGCAATCCAAAAGGGGAAATTATTGGAAGTTTATGTTGCAAATGAGATAGAGAGACTCAAACTAGGTAAAGCTAGACGTTCTATAGGTTCTGGATCTGGAACTAGAGAGAAGTCTGATATAGATACGGATATGATGCTGATGGGAGTAAACGTAGGTATTGAATGCAAGAACCATAAAGTACCCCACATTAAAAAGTGGTGGGAACAAACGCAAGCGTTGGAAAAGGTAGGTAGAGAACCCATTTTAGTTTATAGTTTAGGTGGTGAAAATATAGAAAATGCAAAGGTCGTTCTATATCTGGATACATTCCTACGTCTAGCCAAGAGAGCGGAAGAACCGAAGACTCAAGCAAATGCCAATCAGGAAACTATGTGGGCTTTGACAACACTGATTGCATCCGCTAAAAAAGTATTAAAACTATTAGAATAATGACACAAGAAATAATAACAGTTGAGTATATTCTTGACTGGATGAAAACAATAGCCGAGAACAAACAAGACGTATCACCTTCTAAATGGATTGATATGGCTGGTTCTTTACTATCTTTACAAGGAGAATTAGATGATGAATACTGTATATTAGAGCAAAAAACTGCTAAAATACAAGAAGAATACATGATCCAAACAGAGGGGAATGTATCGGCTTCTAAAAACAAGATGAAGTTAAGTCCTGCATACTTACAATATATAACTCTTAAAGCGAAAATTGGTCGGGTAAAAGAGTTTATTAATATAGCAAAGAAAAAAGCAACTATATCTCTGGAAAGAGAGAAAGGATGGTAATATGACAAAAAAACTAATCGTAGGTGAAGACTTAGATCTTACAGAAGAAGAAATGGAGCAATACCTCAAAGATATACTCCATGAAACCAAGCATGATATAGTAGATAATTATGTTGCAATGAAGTCAGTAAGAAGATTATCACTCACTGGAGACATGAGTAGAGAAGAGGGTTTTGTTAAAACTGAACGTAAACAATTAGACGCTAAACGCAAAATAGTAGAGGAAATAATACTTAATCATTTAGAAGGATCAATATAATGACAAATAAACCAGAAGACAAAAGAAGTGCAATTTTAGAGAAGCAATTAGCTGGCGCACAAGAACAAATCGCAAAAGCTAAACTGTTCTTAGAACAAAAAACTCAAGAAGCACTACAATTACAAGGTAGAATGCTAGAAGCAAAAGAGAATGAAAAGACAGAGGTAGAAGTACCTGAACCACCAAAATAATGTTTGAAAACATAAAGACATTAGTGACAGGAGGAAGTGGGTTTCTGGGAAACGCTCTGATTGCTCGCATGATCAATGAGGGCGTTAATCCCAACACAATAACTATTTTCGCAAGGAATGAAGGTCAGCTATTAAAGACTCAACAGACACATAAAGTAAATATCATTACTGGAGATATATCAAAACCATCTCTAGTCAGACAAGCAATGGAAGACAAAGACTTTGTTTTTCATCTTGGAGCGTTCAAGCATTTACCACTCGCAGAAGAGCAGAGTGAGCAATGTATTGAAACTAATATTATTGGATCTCTTAATATACTTCGTGCTTCGCTGGAAACATTCCCCGAACTGGTACTGGGGGTATCAACCGACAAAGCATATCACCCAATAAATTGCTATGGCATGACAAAAAGCCTGATGGAATACATGTTTTTACAATACGAGAGAGAGATAAAAGGCACTGCATACCGCATGGTTAGATATGGTAATGTCCTAGCATCAACTGGTTCTGTCCTCAATGTTTGGAAAAGGGCGAAGGAATTAGGAGATCCACTTCTGTTAACTGATCCCGAGATGACTAGATTCTTCTTTACTGTAGAGGAAGCAGTGCAGACTATCTATGATTGTCTAGATAATTCTTCTGATGCCACTCCATATATTCCTAAAATGAGATCTATAAGAATGGGAGATCTAGCAGAGGTTATAGCAGATGGTCATGAAATCAAAATTGTAGGCAGACGTGCTGGAGAGAAGGGTGATGAAGCTATGAGTGAAGAATATTCATCTGAAACAGCAGATAGAATGACTCAAGGTGAAATTAGACAAGAACTGAAAAAGATAAATATGCTATGAGATTCGTATTACCTGCACATGATCACGACTTTGCATTAGGGCTAGATAGTGGAGTAGTCAATGGTGGCACTGTCTACCTATTTCATCTCGCACAAGCATTGAAAGCATTAGGTCATCAAATTTGCATGGTAGCTCTAGGAGATACTCATACAAAAGGTGATGTTATGATTTGTCAATCTGAATGGGCGAATCACCAAACATGGAAAGCATTTAATGGTATTAAAGTATGCATCTTAGGTCATTTCATTGATACTGTGCATGAAGATCCTAAAACCATACAAGCTCATGTATTCATCTCAACATGGAAAGGAGCAATAGTAGAAGGCTATAGTACTACTTATTTGCCACACGCATACGCAAAAACTGTTGATAATGGTAAAATAACCAGACGAGGAAGTATGGTATGGCTAGGAAATAATTATGCATTGAGAGATCAAGGATGGTTACAAGGTTTATCACTCACATTACTCAAAGCCATACATCCCCGAGAATTAGCTGGTATATATCGTGGGGCTGATGTATGCCCTAATATTCATGGAGATTTTCAGAAAGGTTTAGTCTCTACAGATCCATCCACTCTAGCCAACTCATCTGGCTTTGCACTCAATGAAAGATTCTTTAATATTATTGGAGCGGGCGGAGTCATGGTTACTGATAAACATCCACTTAATAAAGAAATCTTTGAAGAAGATGAACTACTATCAGCAGGGAGTAAAGAAGAATTTCAGGAGTTACTACAATATTACATGCACCACCCAATAGAAGGTAAAAAGTTTTACGCCAGAGCAAGAAAAAAGATTCTCACTCATAACACTTATATTCATAGAGCTAAACAATTATTAAACTTAATTACATGAAGCTGGTCATTGGTACAGGAGTAGACTGGAAAAAACAAGACGGAGTTATAGGTCTTGATATCATTCCAGAATTTAATCCAGACATTGTCAGAGATATATTAAGAGGACTACCATTCGCTGATGAAACATTTGACGAGGTAGAAATTCACCACGTTCTAGAACACGTTACTGGTCATCTAGCTTGCAAACCTACTGACAACTTTGACTTTGTAATCAATGAAATCTATAGAGTATTGAAGATTGGTGGTATAGCAAACTTTGAAATGCCTTATTGGAAAGCTGAAATGGCAGTTGAATCTGCCGGTCATGTTAGATTCTTTAATGAAAACTCACTGGTTAACTTTTATAGTAATCCTTATGGAAAAGAAATGCATCAATCTCAATTTGCACAATGCATCAAAGCTATTGTAGAGGATAATGTAGTTAAAATTAAACTGGAGAAATAATATGGATTCACATCCAAAATCAGCACTCAAGAGTATCATTTGGAGAGTAATGGGAGTTATGGTTCTAGCAACTATCACTTACCTATTCACACGAAGCTGGATTACTACTTCGCTAATAACAGTAATACATCACGCAACCTTCTTAGTCGTGTTCTATTTGCATGAGAGAATTTATATGAAGGTAAAGGAAACAAAACGCAAGAGTTTGGTCAAAGCAGTTACTTATGAGATAATACTAGGCATGGGCTTAGGTGGACTGATAGTATTAATGGTTACTGGTTCTTGGAGTAAAGTATCAGAAATCACGCTCACCTATACAGCAGTTAAACTAATTATGTATTTCGCATACGAAAGAATATGGCTAAAGATAAAGTAGTATATGCCTACGTTGTAGCAGATCTGTTACACATAGGGCATCTAATACATCTAGAAAGGGCATCAAGAATTGGTAGATTGATAGTAGGAGTCTTAACAGACTCAGCTACAATGGAAAAGAAAGCAAAGCCCATAATTTCATTCAATGATAGATTGGCAATGATTCTAGCTTTAGAATGTGTAACTAAAGCTGTACCACAAAAAACATACTCACCACTTGATAATGTAAAGAAGTTCAAACCAGATGTACTTATGGAATCAACATCACACAAAGAAATGCCAGCAAATGAATATGTAGAAAGTTATGGTGGTACAGTAATTATTAGTCCGTACTACCACAAACAAAGCTCATCAAAAATAAAGGAAAAGATAAGACAGTCAAAATAAAAGGTTAATCATTGACAACCTTATATGAATAATGAAGAAGACGAGTTAAAGGCAGTACTTATTGCCATTATCGTTGCTCTAGCAATTCTAATTCCTGCTTGTTGGCAGGTCATAGAGTGGATAGAGATGATTGGTTGGATAGATTTCTTAGGCTATTGTCTATTCGCAGGAGTAGTCATAGTTGGATACACAACATATAAATTCTTAAAAAAATAAAGACATGTTAAAGACACTAGTGCATGAACTCAATTTCTCTGGCATCCGGTGGTGGCTTACATCAGGTTCACTACTCGGTGCTGTGAGAGATGGAGAAACTTGCAAAGGTGATACGGATATTGATATCGCTATGTACTTTGAAGATGCATGGGCTATCAAAACCTTAAACATAGAACACTCAATAGTAAAAATGTTTAATGGTCAAACTTCGTACTGGACTGTACCAAATGGGAATCTACCTATTAATATCCAGTGCTTTTTTCGTATAGGGGATTATCGGTATTACTGCGAAGATGACTGGATGCAGGATAGATTACCTCAAGACGTCAAGCTAGATAAAAAGATGTTCAACGGAGTGCAGTGCAACATACCAATTATCTATGGTCAGCTGTTCCACGAATGGTTTACTGATTGGCAAACTCCATCAAGTGAGATAGGACAAACTAAAATATATAAAATTAAATTTGATAGATGGGAGAACAAATGGGAAGACCAAAAACCACATTAAGTGTTTTATACTGTGTGTACAATGAGGAACAATTTATAAAAGGTTCTCTTGAATTAGTACTACCTTTTGTAGATGAAGTAATAGTAGTTGATAATGGATCAACAGATGATACTAATAAGATTGTTCAATCTATTAATGATCCAAAGATTAAGATATTTGATTATCCAAAGCAAGCTGTAGTAGATATGGGAGCTGTTAGGAATTACTCTCTGGAGCAATGTACCTCTGATTGGTTCTTACAAGTTGATGCAGATGAGTACTACCCTGAACAATCAATGAAGAACATCAGACAAGCCGTAGACTACAATGTGAAATCCATATCTTTTAGAGTTGGTTATTATAATCTAACATGGAGAGATGGATATACTGAATCAGGATTTCCTCACTATCCAGATCGTCTTTATAAAAGAGAAGCTGTAGAGGGGTATAAGGGAGTTCTACCAGTTGATATGACTCATGTAAAAGAGGAATATTTACTTGCTCCCAACAAACCGAAAGGAACAGTTGGAATATTAGAATATGACAACATGGAAGACACATCTCAAGAACATCCACTACAACCAATACTTCTAGATGCTAACTTCTACCACCTTGCTAGAACTAGAGGGTACAACTTTGAATATACTAAATGGAAAAAGTACGTTGATAATCTCTCCCCAGAACAAACCGAAGAAGCCAGAGAAGTGATGGTCAGAGGTAATGGATGGGTATGTGGAATGGTGCAAATGGAGAAAGTAGATATACCTGATGATATTCCTATAGATAATATTGTTGATCCAAAAGTCTCTATAATTATTACTAATTACAACTACAGTAAATATGTGAAAGATGCTATTGATTCCTGCTTGAATCAAACTGTTAAACCTTTTGAAATTATTGTAGTTGATGACAAGAGTACCGATAACTCTGTATCCATAATTAAGAAGTTGCCAATAACCCTGCTGATTAATGATGAAAACTCTGGAGTAGTCCACTCAAGGAATAAGGGGATTGAACATTCAACCGGTGATTACTTTATCTGCCTTGATGCTGATGACAAGTTAAGAGAAGACTTCATTGAAAAGACTCTAGCTCACATGAAGGGAGACGTTCAGGTTGTTGCTACTGATATGAGTCAGTTCGGAGAAATGGAGCAAGAGCATCACATCTTTCCAGAGATTACTTTAGAAAATATGAGATCAGCCCAGTGCGTTCCTTCCTGTTGTGCTTTAGTAGATCGTCAATGTTTCACTACATCTGGTGGTTATAATGACAGTGTTGTTTATGATGATTATGATTTCTGGTTAAATTTACTTGTCAAACAAGAATATAACTTTGTGCAAATCCATGAACCACTATTCCAGTACAGACAACATGGCTTCTCAAGGATTAATATTCTAGATGAGAATCAAGCGCAGGGATTTCAGGAATTAAACGAAAGGTATGGTAAATTCATATGATAATAGATAAAGTAACTAGAGTAGAAGTAATCAACCACGCCAAATCTTTAGAAAAAGGTGGTGGTAGAGCTTTTGTATTCTGGCATGACAATATTAAGGTAGAGTTAGATTTACAAGATAACGATAAAACACTCAAAGTATTTATATCACTTAAAGATAAAAAACAATGAAGAAATATCTAAATGCATTCTTTATGGATACAAAGAAGATTAAGAAGAAAGAGTTTATTAAGGCGCTAATTAACCAGATTGATTCTTTTGAAAATTGGGAAGAATTTTATACAATAGCTTTTTCAAAAATGGTTGAAGGAGATGAGAAACATGGTAACTGGCAAAAGAGATTCAAGCAAGAACAACAATTAGATATAGAGATTGGTGAAGAATTATTTGATATATTTAACTATATGCTCATGCGTAAAACATTAAGGGAGAAAGATTTATGAAGATAGCATTTACAGCCAACCAAGTTATAAAATGTGGGGGAATTCGTGTCGCATTTGAATACTGTCAAGAATTAAACAAAAGAGGACATACAGCAGAGATTTACGCCAATAGCGCTGAACAGTCCATTGAGGACTGGAAAAGCCGTTACAACGTCAAAATACGCCCTCTAGCAGACCTTGAATTGGGAGTTGATGTGCTAATTAGCCTATGGTGGGTACAATTTGATGATTTGACACAATACCCAGCAAAGAGAATATTCCACCTCAATCAGGGTAGAGACCACTTATCATATCCTGATGGTAGTTTCAAAAGACAAAACCTACTAGAGATGCAAAGAGAGGATTATCAGTTTATCTCTGTTTCTAAGTGGGCTGGAGAATCATGTAAAGATCCTCAGATAGTTCCAAACGGAGTGGATACCAACTTCTTTACGCCGGCTAAATTTGCAAAGCTACATCCTTCCTTTAGAATACTATTTGAATCCTCCACTGCTGACAAAACCAAAGGGAGACAACGCGCTATTCAGATCATGAAGAAACTCAAAGATGAGTATGGTCAGAATTTAGAATTGTGGGAGATAACAAAAAACCCTCAAGACGAGAGTATATTTGATCACCAAATTACTGATCCAAATGATATCACTATAGTGAATGCATATCAGAACTGTGATATTTTATTGAAGACTTCTGAATTTGAAGGTTTTGGTTTATCTCATCTAGAAGCTATGGCTTGCAAGTGCGCAGTAGTTACAACTAATTCTGGCGGAAATGCAGAGTTCTGTGTAGATGGAGAGAACTGTATTATGTCTAACAACGATTCCGATCTTGTGAATGGTATTGGTAGATTGATACAGGATAAAGAAGAATACAATAGAATAACAGAAAATGGTTATCATACATCCCTTAGCATGACGTGGGAGAAGTCAACAGATAAATTACTAGAGGTTATTCAAGAATAGCTTCAGTATCAAAGTTACCTTCTATGGCAGTAATGATTTCATCAAGTTCAGCTATATGATCTAGATGTATTTGTCTTTGTGTAGCCACTCTTTTTGGATCAGCTAAAGCATCAGCAAGTGCGACCAATCCATCTCGTTCATGTTTAGCTTTCTGCAACCCATAAGTTATAGGTTTATCAAAAACTTCAACCTGTTGGTTATCTTTATCTTTAATCTTTTTAGTACGAGTAACCTCATACTCATTTTGCCCTATTCTTTTAATTTTCATATTTTTTTATTAAGTATAAAAGTCTGGTGCTTTATCCTTTGTTCCTATATTAGTTGATTGATAATGAATATCTACTTCATGGATGAAGGGGTCGGGAACAGCGCCACTAGAGGTTATATTATTAGTTGTCATCTCTAATCTAATTAAGATAACCCCATCTGGTTCTAAATCATCTGTATCTAATTGTAACCCAGCAGGTGAGCTTGCTGAATATTGTGTTTCAGATATTATATGTTGATATTGTGTAGTTGATGCCGTACCTACAAACGTACCTGTGACTGGTGCAGAGAACGCTGTTTGATTGTGTCCTTTAGCATAAATACTTTCTGCTGTGAATGTTATTGTGCCACCAGTAACTATGGCTGAAATATGCGACCAATGAACGTGGATGTGAATATCTGTTCCAGCTACATAATCATGCGGAATATGGTATCTAATAATAGATTCATCACCTGCTGAAAAGCGAAACTGGTCTATCCCCCCTCTATATGTCGTATTTGTAGGTTTGTTAGCACCACCAGCATTTGTTATTTCTCCAGTTATATCTCTCCAACCAAAAGTGGGGGTTGTTGTATCTACTTTAATTCCTGATGTAGATGTTTTAGGTAGAGCTAAGGCACCAGTTCCTACAAGTTGAGTATCTATTATAAAATCAGTTCCATCATAACCCATTCCAACGTCTATACCAGTGCCAAAAAAGATGCCATTATTACTTCCAGTGTAATCGTAAGCATGAGCGAATATCCCACCATCAGCATCTAACGCCCTGACTAAATCACCAGCCTGCAATGCAACTTGTGTTCCCCAACCACGCATTTTAAGACCACGTTGTATCACACTACCCAATACACCTAGTGGTCTTGTAGCACCACCAGTCATGGTAAGTATATTCTCTTCATAATCAGCATTTACTGTAGCACCAATATCTATAAGACTAACCGCTCCACCAAAGATTAACCAATTATAATCAATATTAGAAGCATCATCAAAGAATACTGCATTAACATTTCTAAAAATACCACTTTCAGTTACCGCAGTAAAGTCATCATCATTATTCACCTCATGTGTTTGTGGGGCGACAAACATGGCTTGCATATAATGTTTACTTCCAGCAGTCCAGTTGGGTAATAATCTAAATGCCTGTACTACTGATGAAGTATCCATAGTAGGACCAGCTACAACAGCTACAAAAGAAGCGCCAGTTACGGTTGGACTAAAATTCATACAAGCACCAATAATAGAAGCTCTAATAGGGCCAGTAATTGAAAACAATCCATTTGTCCCAATTGGTTCTTCAGAATCTGTTTGAAGAAGTAATCTAGGTACAGAAGCGTCTACTGTTAAGAAATCATGATTTGTACCAGCACTATTAACTCTAAATACAAAATTTCCGTTAGAATTTGGGTTGATAAAAAGCAAGTCATCAGATGAATCTGTCACAGTATGATTGATAGATGCAGTAATCTCTAAAGATGCCATCTCAATCTTTCCAGTAGTAACATCATCACCATCATTTATAAGAAATGCATCATCCACGTTTAATGTATTTGTTGCGAGTGTGATATTAGTTCCTGCTACCAGTGCAGTTCCTGCTACTGGGATTCCTGTGAAGTTTGTTCCAGTAAATGTAGGAGTTGAACCTGAAGTAACATCCTGATCTATAAAGCTATGATCAGAACCATCTCCAAGTCCTTGTATATTTCCATGATCTATATCTCCTTCTAGTATTGCACCAGTTTCAGCTAGTGTTTTTTTAATATACGCACCACTACCAGAAGCTACAAGGAAATCATTTGTAGCAGTCGCTAGTGCATGTTTAATATACTGCGTGTGATCATCATCACCAAGTCCAGTGATAGCACCATGATCTATACTAGCTTCATCAACAGCTATAGTGATGAAATCTCCACCATCTGTATAAGTGAGCAATGCACCAGTCCTAATCACACCATCTCCACTACTTGCACCTAAATAGCCGGCGGTAGCACCAGCATCTATACCCACCTTGACATCTGTAACTGCAATAGTAGCAAACTCTAATCCAGTTTCATCAGATTTAACCACCACTGCCTTTGTAGCTTGTCCGGAATAACTACTAGGAGTATCAGTATTATCCAGAAAGCTGGTAAAATCACCAATACGAATAGACTTATAGGTTATGCCCTGTTGGACTATATCCCAGATGGCTTTCTGATTATTATATAATTCTGTTATATCCATTAGTTCATGTTAAATCTTGCTCTGATAATCTCATCATCATCTGTTGCTTTACCCTTCTTACTTTTACCACTATCAGGTTGAGTGTACTTGTAATATCTGAGAATGGTTTGAGTTGGTATTCCTGTTACTGGTTCTTGTAATGCACTTAACGCTTCAATAATATCAAGGAATGTTGGTTCTTGCTTAGATATCTTAAAGAATGCAGTTTCCACTTCATCAAGCATTGGAGTTGAAAATACTCCGTAAGTTTTTCTACCCCTTAGTCTTCTGTAAACATATTCAGATATGCCATCAAGTATTGGTATTGCTTGAAATGGATTGATTGCCAGTTGCATCATGATATCTTCTCTAATTTCATCATCATCAGGATCATACGCTCCAAATGCTCCTTTGAATGCAGTATTAACTGCCCAACCCAGTGATACATATAGCATTGGATTCAAAACTGTATAAATCGCTGTAGTCTTTGCTAAATGACCAGCGCTAATATCTTTATTCCTATAACTAATAACTGCATCAGCTTGTTTTCTCAAATACTGATTCAGAGTATTCTTAAACCTTAATAACGTCTTCGCAAACGCATTGGGTTGATTCTGGAAATGCGACAAACCAGTTGATCCACCATATTGCTGTGCTTGTAATGTTCTTCTCTCAAATTCATCCACTGCTTCTTGCATGCTCTTACCCTTCACCAGTTCAGCTTGTATTACTGGATATCCACCATAAATAATTGCTGTAACATCTCCAGATCTCGTAAGAGAAGTAATTGCATTTGCAAAACTACCCATGTTCTGTTTCAAACCATTAGCACCAGTCATAGCTTCTTTCATAGCTTCATTAAATCCACGATTATATCTAGCTCTCAAGAATGGTACATTTTCCCACATAAATTCAAATGTAGCTTGAGGAGAAGAAATACCTTTAACAAAGTATTTACCCCATTCCCCAGTCTTCATATCTTCGGTGTAGTTCAATATAGAACCTAATTGTCTAACGAAAATAGTAGGTGATGCAATCTTTGCCCTAACCCAATTATTCAATGCCTTACCATATACATTTGCAATAGCGTCTGTCTGTTGAATAGTCTTATTGAGAGAGATATATTCTATATGATTCATCATGCTGTCATAAACCTTCTGACCAAACTTCTCTACGATTTGATACTTAACATTCTCATCAGAAAATGTCCTTTTAAGGTTTTCATAACTTCTACTTAAATGATTCACATGCTCTGCTTCTGTAATATGTTTCAAGGATTTGATCCATGCATTAGTGGGTACTGGTACTACCTTTGCATTCATAACCCTATTCTTTGTAGCACCAACAGTTTCTCCCTGCATTTTGATATCATCATAGAAGTCTGGCTTGGTCTTGGATGTTGCCATCCAATAATTATCTACCGAACCCATATCTCTACCAGTGATTTCAATAGTTCTATCATTGAGTACATCTTTGTATTCCTGAACTGTATCCATGAGCATATCTGCGAAATTCGTTTCTTCTACAGTCATGTTAGCAAGTAAGGAGTTTACCTGATCTGCACCAAACTCATTATCGTATCTTTCATTCAGTAATTCATTCTTAACAGAGTTATACATATCAATTAATTCCATTGTACTAATATCAATAGATCTACCACCACTATCAATAATCTTATGCTTAGCTTCAGCCATATCATTGATTCTTTTGGTCATATCGTGATTACTGTCTGAACCAAAAATACGTTTAGCATTATCAATAATTTCCCGAGTCTTATAATATATAGCTGTATCTTTTCTATTCTCGGATACTGTAGGATCTAGTTCTTTTGCTAACTTCTTACCAACTATGGAGTTCATTATGGAATAGATATTGGTAAATCCAAGCCTATAAGTATTCTCCATTTTAGTAATAAGGCTGTCTTGATCACCCTTCATTCTATCTATTTCTTTGGATACTTTATCTACTTCCTTTGCTCTCTCAAGTTTTTTATTAAAGTCTTCTTCACTCTTAGATTGCTCACCAATAGCTTTAATTGTTTGAATGTCTGCTAGTACTGAATCATAAAGTTGTACTGATGATTGTTTACCATTTGCTTTCAACGATAAGAACCGAGCTGAAATGACTTCTTGTTCTGTTAAACCTTCTGTTGGTAACTTCTCTAGCTCTTCCTGTGCCTTCTCTTGATTGTAACCATTCATAGACCTAATAGATTCTAAAAACTTGTTTTCTTCATAACTATATTTAGCAACTCTCTTACTTCCAATCTTTTTAGGTTTAATTCCTTTAAGTTCTCTCTTAATCTGTTTATCTAATTGATTCTTTAGTTTAGTATCCGTAAGATCACCCAATCTTTGCTCCAGTTTAGGTAGTAACTTTGCTAGTTGAGCTTGAGTTTGAGTATTTTTGACAACTGATAAAAACTTTGCCTGATCTTTAGCTTCTATCCCAGATTCTTTTATAATTGCAACTAACTTAGATTGCACTTCCTTAATCTGCTCCTTAGTCATCTTCTGACCTTCTCTAATACCACGCAGTAAAGTACGGAGTTTATTTTTCAACGCTGTTTTCTCCGTCATCTTTATTACCTTTTGCTTTTCTTTCTCACCTCTAACTGTAGCTTTTCTAATAACCTTCTCTGCTTTTATAGTTTGTAATTTAGCAAGTTCTGAAGGAGTCTTCTGTTTACTTAATTCCCTTAACTCCATCTCTGTATTGAAACGCTCCTTGAACATATCAAGTAATTCATCATTAGTTACATCAGTTGCACTGTTAGCAATAGACTGATCCAAGTTCTCATCTTTGAACATAATCCTCATACCCTCAAAGTCTGTAGATGCATCAAGTACTGCTGGTTTCTTTTTAGCCAACTTCTTAAAGTTCTGGTAGTCTAATTCCCTCTGTGAATCTGTATATACTAATTCTTCCAGAGCTTTTCTTGCTCCTTCAATTTCCTGTTCTAGTTGTACTTCCTGCTCATTACGCTGTCTGGCTTCCTGTTCTCTTGTATAGTCAAGCTGTGCCATCTTTGATTCTTCCATAGCTGTTCTAGGATATTGAGATAGATCAGCACCTTCTATGGGCTTAGAAGCATAGACTGCCACTTTAGTATTCCCAGCTTGAACAGTATCAACTAATATATTGTATCCACTAATCACCTGACCATTATGATCTACTGCTAGAATTGGACTATCAGAATATTTATCTTTGGATTTGTTATCCTGATTCATCTTCATTAACATTTTTGCATCCACCATTTCTTTCTTAAACTCAAGTCCTTCCAGTTTATGATCTCTAATATACGCCTGATATTCTTCAGTGGTAGTATTGTCTCCCACAATAGCATCTGCCATTTGTATTCCTTGAATAACTGCTGGTACAGAATTTTGAACCGCCATATCCTCTAACTCTGCCTGTTGTGGTCTAGGTACATCCATAATCTTGGATACTGGCAAAGCATTTGGATTCGGAGCATATACTGTTGGCGCTTTCTTAATTTGAACACCCAAAACTTTACTATCTTCTTCTCCTTTCACAAAAGCGCCGGCAATGACATCTGGATCAGATTCATCACTTAACACTATAGCTCTCTGGAATGCCTGTTCTACATATAGTTTTCTAGATGCTAAATCCACTCTCTTTGGTAAAGATTGATTAACTGCATGTACTAAATCTCTTAATGATCTATATTTCTGATTCCGCAATGCTTCAAAATTCTCCATCACTTCTACTTTGTGTTTACCATTATAATAACCAACCTGTATTTCCACATCATCAATAACACCATTCGCAAAGTCATCTGATAGTACTTCGCCTTCAAAAGATCTATCCATTCCAGTATCTACCATCTGTCTTAGTGCTGGCTTTGAGTTCATCTCATGACTTATAATTTGTTCTGTAGTCATGGTTTGAATACCATCTGGATTTGCAGTCATTGTATTGAAACTAATTGTTCCACCACCTACAAACAAACCATTCAAGAATCCACCGAATCCAGCCATTATATCTCTTGTCTTTCTTTCATCTAAACCAATATCTCTAAATGCTGATTCAGCAAACATCTGGACTTCTTCCTGTGTTACTTCTGTTGCAGTCTCAATAGCTGTTGCTGTTAGAGTTCCTGATACACCAGCTCCAACTCTCTTACCTAAAATCTTTGAGAAAAATGATACTCCCCATTTCTTTAATAAAGTATTTCCTAATATATTATCCCAACCAAGTTTTTCTAAAAGCATTACTGGAAGACCACCAGCTAAACCAAGTCTATTGGCTTCGCTACGATCTACTCCATGTAATATAGCAGAATTCTTAATATCTTCTGCTGTAGAAGCACCAATAATAGAAGTACCAAGTAAAGTACCGCCAGTAGCACCACGAGTAACTAACATAGTTGCCAAAGATGCTAGAAGACCATTACTTGTAGCATATAGAGTTTTCATAATACCTTCTGACGAAAACTTCTGCTGTAACGACATATTTTCCCAGTCTTTGTCTTTGTACCAGTCTGGCTGATTCGCTTCTACCATCATTTCTGTAGCTTCAACTGCTTTCTGCGTTAAATTAGGTAAGAAGAACATGTTGTCCTGTATAATAGAACCTTTCTCCTTCATATAATCGTATTCAAACTTATACTCCCTTACCCACCTATCTACCTTTTCTTGACCTATTTCAAACTTCTTTGTAACAGCTTCTTTTTCTTCTGGCGTTTGTGATATAGCTTCTAAAGCACCCTGTAACATATCATTATCACGATCACCTAAAAGTACTGATGGTGATTCCCTAACTATAAATTCAGTTGTAAAATTCCAAGCATCAGCTAGATTCTTTTCTGATTGTGCAACAACCAACCCACCAAAATCCATAGTCTTCTTCCACCCTGATCTTTTTGGATATATCTTTTCACCTTCTTCAGTATATCTTTTGGGATCAAACGTAAAACCACCCACAGGTTTACCCCCGAGTAGATTATCTATGATCTGTTGACTGGTCTTTTCTCTAGCTTGTATTTCTGAAAGAGTTGGTGGTCTCCAACTGGTTAACTGTTCTGTGGTAGGTTCAACATCATCTGCATTAATTGGTTTCCATTGAATCGGCATTCTATATTTTGATTACTCATTATTTCTCTAAAAAGGTAATGCGCTTAGAGGATTCCAATTCACATCACCAGAGGGACTCCCCCAGTTGCCAAAGAATGACATATCTTCTGGGAATATTTCCTTATAAGCCTTACCCATTCCACCATCTTTAATACTATCACTTAACTCTGATCCAGTTTCTATTTGATATTCACTTCGGAATGTTTCACGAGTAATTGGAGTAAGTCCTCTATAGAAAGTCCATCCATTTGATCCGCCTTCATAGTTTCTTTGTGGCATCATCCATACATTTTTAGTACCAGCTTTTTCTACTTGCTGATCAGCGAATGCCTGCATGGATTCTTGAACATCAGGAATGATTCCACCACCATTAGTATAGACCATCATGTCTAGTACTTCCTGTGGCATTGCAAATCCAGCTTCAAATTGACTAACGTAATTATTCTTATTGATTTGATACTGATTAGCAATCTGTTGACCATCTGCTAAACTCATGCCTACAATGCCCAATTTAGAAGCCCATTCTGACATACCTACAGTCTTGCCTGCACCACCACTAGGTTTATTTGCCTTTGCTACATCTAATTCATACTTAGCGACATCCATCCCTTGATCCCATTCTTCCTTCGCTACATCAAGAGCATATTTATCTATATCTAAATCCTGATTGAATTTATCATCCTGATATTTTAGAAAGTCTGAACCCAAGTCTCCACGCTGTCCTAGTTTTTCACCTTGATAGTCATTGTAGAATGTTGCTAAATCCTGTAAGTGCTGATTCTTTGGTATTCGTAAGAATCTATTACCATCTTCGTCTGTATGTTCTCTAGGTCTCATGTAAGCCATGTAAGGATTTTCTTCCATATCTCCACCTGACATATACTGCCACATTTGAGCTTCTTCATCTATATTAGGATCGTAATTATATCCAACTCCAGTAAGAAAACTTCCTATCTCTGAACCAGCATACCCCCCACCAGTATCCCCAGTCGGAGTAACAGCTTCAGGAGAACCTGCTTCACCTCTAAATATCTTCCAACCTGAAGATAACATTTTACTTGCTTCCTGACTGCCTACATCAACTACTTCTTTTATGCCGTCTTTGATGAGTGTTGCTTGTTTTGCCATAGTTGTTATCCTTTATTTATTTTGAAGCCCCACTATAAGCTATAGCGTGGATTATATTTTCATCTACATTATTAGAGAAGTCTGGATTTCTTCCGAACTTGTCTTGAAATATCTGTAGTGCTTTTCTTTCTGAATCTTGATTACGTTCACCATCATATCCGTAGGTTGCTATATTAATGAAGTTCCAGTCTTGTTGACTGGATGGATTTCTACCATACAATGCTCCAAAATCACCAAGTCGCTTCTGTTCTTCTGCTTGATTTCTAGGTTGACCTGTTGGTGGTGCTTCTACTGCATCTGTAACAACTTCTGCTTCTAATGCTTCAGGTTCAATAGGTATATCTATCCAGAGTGCATTTTCGTCATCTAGTTGTTGTTGTAGTCTCTCTTGATAATGAGGGTAAAACTCCTTCATAGCATCAAATAATTTGGTATTGATGGCATTTGTCCTTGTAGAGAGATAATCGTTGTAGGCGTTCGTTTGGAGCGTTTCAGCCCTATCCTGTATCTTAGTCTGCTGGTCTAAAGCTGTTGCACTCTTTTGAGTAGCGAAATAACTGCCAATATTAGTCATTGCTCTACCACGCTCTTTACCCAAGTCTGCTTCACCAACCATAGCTTCACCGGAGAAAAATGTTCCACGTTGGTTATATCCTTCTTGTAAATTAACTAATAGATCATCATAGGTATCTGACGTATCTGCTCTTTGCTGTGTTTCCATAGAAGACAACTGATCATAAACAGACTGATACAAAGGATCAATTTCTTCCTGTGCTTGCGTTGTATAATCTCCTAAAACACCAGAAAACGGATCATATTCGGATTCTAATTTAGTTCTCCAATATGCTTCATAACCCTCTGGATCAAAAACGGAATCAGTGTCTGGATTGTAATATGTTGGCTCGTCTGGCATTTTCTTGTTCTTATGTTATTATTTTAGCTTTTTTCTAGCCTTTTCATCATCTACAGTCCTATTGAGTGCTATATACTTAGATAGAAATTTAATTATTGATAATAGGATGTTGTCATCTTTAATAGTAGGAGTCCACTTCACGATAATAGAAGCAACTGCAATTATTCCTGCAATTACATTTACTACCTCATCCCAATTTGCTATGAACCAATTATATATATCTGTCATTGTTGTTATATTAGTTTATTCTTATCTTCTTCGGATAATCCCAGACACATATTGTCTGATATCATCTCTTGTGGTGAATTATATTCTTTTTGTATTTTGCTATCTTTGACCATATACCACTTCTCTCCTGATCTGAAGTACCCTACCTTACCTTCTAATTGATCTTGTATGTACTTAATGTTCTGTCCTGTGATTTTGTCTAATAGCATTTTAACTTCGTTATTTTGGTTATTTATATATTTAAGTGGATTTGTTCTGATTTTGTTGTAGTAGTCTTCTTGAGTTGCAAAGATTTCAAAGTGTAAGTGTTCCCCAGTGGATCTGCCCCAGATTTCAGGATCATTAGTAGTATGAGTTATCACCTGACCTTCTCCCACGACATCTCCAACTTGCAGTGTATTCTTGATTAAATGAGCTGACCTTGAGTAACATCCGTTATCATGACTTATATCATAGTAGTATCCGTATCCATCTTTATCGTATGAAGTCTTAATAATTATTCCGTTGGCTATCGCTAGTATATCATGTGACATTCCATGCGCTGTACGGAGATCCACACCTTTATGTTGACCACCATATCCTTGAGTCTCAAATATTTTGTTGACTGGATATATCATAGAATGCGGAATATATTAGAAAGTATCCAATCTCGCGACTCTTTAACCCATAAGAATGAGCCTACCAATAATGCTACTATAGTGAATCTTATAATCTTCTTCCATTGAAATTTAATTAGATTCTGCATACCAGATATAGTAGTTTGCATTGTTTCCATTTCTTCGTTGACTTTACTCTTTAGACTATTAAAAGACATCATAATTTCCTTGTGGTTCTTTGCCTGTCCACTCTTGAGTTCAGCATGGTTCTGATCTTGTTGTTCTTTGATATGTTTAACCTCAACATTGAGTGATGCTATATCCTCGGCTACTTTTAATTGTCTTGCTTGTTCTGGCATATATTTATGATACTTCGTATATAAGAGTCATAGAACCTGCAATTCCTTTACCATTTACATTAGTAAACGCCTGAGATCTAGCTAATATAGGGAAGGTTCCAGTAATTCTATAAAGATTAAGTGTACTACCAGATGTAACTGTTGCATTACACATATATGTTCCACCAGAACCACCAACATCATTATTAACCATGAATCCTTCAAAATCTATACGACCACCAGTTAAAACTGGAGTGCCAGGAATTGTCATGGTAAACGTAGTTCCGTCAGAAGTTCCGTCTGCATTTCCAACATACTTATAAATCATAAGTTTACCTAGTTGCATATAACGAGATATGTGATATGTTGGGTCAGCCGAAAATCCTGCAAATGTTGGAACATGATCTGTCCAATCTGTAAATGTTCCTAAAGTAGTCTTTGATATTGCTATGTCTGCATCAGATGCAATATTTTCATTATCTAGTGCATTTGTTGCAGTCTCTATGGTAGTTAAATCAGACTTAAGAGTAGTAACAGAAGGTTTATTACTATCTGAATATGATTGATCTGGGAATGATAAGTTTATTGTACTCATTGTTGTTTCCTATTGATTATTTATATTTGTCCCTAATTCTATACCTATAAGATGCATATATCCACTTTGCTTGTGCATCATCATCATTATTACGATATCTAAATTGAATTGTGCGAGGTCTTCCTACATTCTGTATCGGTATAAACTGATCTGTCACATCTTCATATGGGAATCCATAACCTTCCGACCATGTAGTAATTTCACTTGCATCATCCATAATCCAAGTCAATAATGAACTATTGACAGTTATAGCAGTCTCTGACCAACCGCCTGATGAATTAAACCTGTATGCCACATATGCTACCAACCCTGCTTGATTTTCTAGTCTTACATGAGCTTTCTTATACTTCTTGGAATAGAATGGAGTGCCACCATCAAATAGTTTCGTCTCCCAAAATGCTGGAATAGTAGCGCCATCATCTGCCATTGTAGAATCCATCAGGTAAGTCTTGCCATAGGTGGATACCGGAGAACCTGCATTGGGTCTTGAATCTCCAAAGTATAACTTCTGATTACTACCAGTGATCCTTGTAGAATAACAATTACCATTGATAAGGTTCATGGTTATTGCAAAAGGATTCTCGGGAAAGATGGTTGGAACATTTGTATTGATAACGTACTCCCTATTATTATACCCGAAGGCTGACTCTGTTACAAAGCATCTGTATTTGTTATCAAAGTAAATGGCATGAGCATTACCAAGTCTTGAAGCGTCTAGATTACTCATTTTGATATGATCTGATATCAATCTCGTTACTCCACCCCTTAACTCATACCATCCGGAATAATCTAAAAATATCAGTGATGATCCGGTAGATGCTATAGAATAATGCGATACTGTAGACTGCTCTCCATCTAAAGGATAGATGGTAGCTCCCACTAATTGAGTTACTATATACTTCTTATTTTCCTTAAATACTACAACTTGTCCGTTTAGTTCACCCACACCAGCTCCCAGCGAAGCATTATTTGGATCTATGAGGTGAAAATCACTTGCTCCAAAGGTCTCTGGATCATTTATATTACTAAAAGATAGCTTAGAAGAAGTAAAATCTAGTTTCACTAGCCTGTTCTGGAATACTATTTGTACCTCTGCTTTAGGATTTGATGCTAGTTCTGTTACTGTAGTGCCATCATATTTCTGGTCATTATCCTCTCCATTAGAGAAAATACATAGATTATTTAATGTAGCAAAGCTGATTTTCTTCGTAGCACTGATACTAATAGCAAGAGATAGAGCATCCCATGCATTAGTACCCTCGTTGTATTCTTCTATGACTGCTCCACGTTGTCTTAGGAAGTAATTATTTCCATCTGATTTCCTATATTCATACATATTCAGTATTGCACCAGAAGCAGTAGCATCATCTATGGAATTAAAACCCAGTCTGGATACTAAAACATTCTCCTGAATCTCCATGTTCTGCATGTAGGATGCTTCAAAATCATTGATAACATAGGTTTCATCTTGATCGTTCATCCCATAAAGAGGGAGTCTTACTTGGCTAATTGGTCTTTGTCTTCTTGTAGGCATTGATTATCGGTTATAACGTCTTGAACGTGGCGTACCTGCCACAATTAATTTACCACTTTGAGGTGGGATCGTTCTATCCATATCATTCTCCATCATCCAACCTAGTCCCCCTTGATATCTACGTTCCTCAATCGTCTCTCTCAAATCATCATCATAGTTCCAAAATAGAGTTTTGACTCCAGATTTGACTACTCTCTTATACTTAGATGGAATTTCAGGAACATCTGAATCTGATGATAAGGTAGTAAATATTTTATCGTAATAAACTTCAATGTTATTCGTGCCACTATAGTTAGGTATTGGATCTAGTAATAAATTATTATTGTAATAAGCAAATCTGCTAGGAGTGGATGTATTGGTATCTGAACTTATTGCATTATAAGTTTGCATATCAATCTCTCTGATAAGCCGGAACTCTGTATCATTTTCTCCCTTATACCCAACGGTGAGTATCTTATTCAAATCTGATATCTCTGACGATAAATCATATGATGCTGTGCCTGATACTGAATTGAATTGCGTGCTTGTAGAACGAAAAGACCATGTGGCGTAATACCATATGTCTTCACATACATCATTTATTAATTGTCCGATAACAGTTAATGCATCAGTAGTATCGTCATCTACTTCCTTTGAGATTTCGGTTTTAAGATCTCCGTAGTTCCATGCCATAAGTTTCTAATTTAATTTCTTATAGCAGTCGTCTTTTATTCCTCTGTTACTGGTTTAATCGGTGGTTGTTCAGCTACTGGTTGAGTTTCTACTGGTACTGTAGGTTGAATTATGTTGATCTTCTGTTGTGGTTTAGTTGGTGCAAATGGATTACTTACCGAAGCAAGATTCCTGCTCCCACATCTGCATCCCTTCAGCTGTACTTTCGTAGAGTTGGGATATGCAGTGCCACAATCATTACATTTGATAGCCATAGTGTCCTTTCTTTAATATGCTTTTGGTCTTTTATGTTGGCGTTCTGCCATAGCTTGACCTTGTTCTTTTTTCATCATGTCATAGCTCTTATCATGTTGCTCATTGAGTTTCCCTTGAGGTATTACATGACCTACAGTCCAAGTACCGCATGCAGAACATCTCTCATGTCCTTTGGCGTACTTTGAACACTTCGGGCATCTATACATTTTCATATCTTTTTTCTTAATACTTATTGTTATCCACCCCCCACCTTGCGGTGGGAGATGGTAACGTGGTGGTTGATTCTAGTTTAGAACCTGTACACCGTGGTCTGCTCTATAAGTGGCAACACCGTAGATAGCATCAATTACTGTTAAGAAACCGAGATATTCTAGGATGTAATCACTTTGGATTCTATTTTCCTTTTGCATTCCCAACTGGAAGGCTTCTTTGTGCAAATATAGATTTGCTCTGGAAGCTACTGCTGGAGAACCTTCGGTAGTTGCAGGTACATTGGTAGAGATCTTAACTGGTGATCCATACATATATCCTACTACTAATCCATTCATTCCACTCTTTGCAACTTGTCCGACTGCTTCTTTGAAATCAATGCTTGTGAAAGCAGAAATTAATAGAAGATCAGCATAAGCTGAAGGATGGAAGAACCAACATCTATCTTCTTCAGGTACATCTGCTGTTGATAGTGTTTCCCACGCTGATGCAACAGTGGATTGAGTCAGTGCTGACCCTGCTGTTCCTACATCAGTGGTTGTAAGTGAGCTGTAAAGTGCGAATAGGTCTGTGTCAACTTGTGCGCCGACTCCATAAGAACCTTTTCCTACATATTCTCGCATGAGGTTTAACATTGCCTTTTGAGACAAGTTATCTTCAATCAAGAATGATGCTTCTTTGTGCTTGTTGATTGTTAGATCTACGTCAGATTCGGAAGGAGTTTGTAGAGTAACTTGAGTGTTTATTGCTTTGTCATTTGCTGACAAGTTTGAGATGGTTTCAGTGTGAAGAACATCTCCGAATGCACTTACTTCATCATCTCTGCGATAAACGAAGTTAGCGAGATGCAATGCTTTTTCTTTAGCCCTCTGCGAATGTTTAGCCCATATCTCTGGAATAAATATCGCATGGCTTGTGGTAGTCTGGTGATTTGTGCCTAAACCCATTGGTTGTTGTCGTTATACCATTGCTAGGCAACGTCTTTTACTTCTTTAGTTTTTCAGCGTGTTTAAGTATTTCAGCTTCCTCATAATCATTTCGTTCATCTGAACTCATGTTATTGTATTCCTTTTGGGATACAGACTTCTTTACTTCCTTACGCTTAGCTTGCGCTGGCGTTGTTTGATTATTTGGCATGTCTTTAGTCTCTTGATCTTCAGAAGAAGTTATTAAGCGACCTTTTGCTATGTCATCCGCCATTTGGATACCCTTTGCTCCTTTAAGTAGAAGCTCTGGATGATCTTTGAATAACACTTTTTTTACTTCAGGTGCACGCTCTTTGAATGTTGGATCGTCAAGTTGTAATTGTATTAGAGCAACTCTCGCATTGGTCTCCAAAGATTCTCTGCGACTTTTATTCGCTTTACTCTCTGGAGTGTCTTTAGCTTTTTGCTCTGCTTCAGCTTCTAAATCCTTGACTTTCTTTTGAGCTTGCTTACGCAATATACGCTCTGCCTTAAGAGCTTGCGTTTTACTTTGCTCAACATCATCCTCTTGTCCTTCTCCACCATCAGAATCGTCAGATCCTTCAGGATTTTCTTCACTACTTGACGTGGTAGTATCAGATTCTTCGCTATCATCTAGCAAAGTGTCCGACTCTTTTTCGTCAGTTATATCTTCTGTCATATTTTTTTTCGTCTTTTATTATCGGAGAGACTAACTCCGATATGACTGATTAGATAGGGATATTACTACCCCAGTGGGATCAGCAAGGAAAGACACTGCGAAAACCTTGCTTGACGATCCCACTAGAGCAACAATATGTTACTCCTTGTTATCAAAGTACTTACTAAATGATTCCTCTGCTTCTACTATTGCATTCAAGTTTGCTACTAACGCCCTTACTTTACCTGCTAACACTCTATCTGAATCTCCAATCTTAAGATCTCTTAACTGTTCCATGATATCTTGCTTCTTTAACTCCCAGTCTTCCTTCAGTTTATCATATTCTAGTGATTGTGAGAAAACTTGTGCCATTATTGTTGAGGGTTAGGTGGTTGTAACTTCTGATCTTTAGGTCTCATTGCTGGCACTTGTCCTTCTACCGGCGCTTGATTCTCCTGTTGTCCTGCCATTGCTTTTCTAGTATTGCCAACATGACGTGCCAGTATCATCTGTTTCTTTTTAGGTAGTTGCTTATACGCTGGTGATTGAATGAATGCTTCATGTACGTCAAGATGTACTGACATATCTTCATCAGGTCGGAGCATTGCTGTTTCAGGATTCTTATTTTCTGCATCTGCACGTTTAGCTTCTGCTTGCTTCCCACCATCTTCTTGTTTATTGGTATCTTCTATAGGAATGATTACCTTATCCATTTCATCTACTTTGTAACCTTCTGAATAAAGTTTACTTACTAAATATGGAATATCCACTACTGGTTTACCTATAGCTTGATTTACTTTGAGACCATCTGCAATCATAGCCTGATACTTGTTTACCTTCTCTGCTTCATTAATAAAGATATCTTCAAATCCTTTGATCCGAACATCAAACTTACCTTGTATAGATTCAGGTGAGAATCTCTGGTGCTTGAATCCAGCTTCACCAAATATCCTACCTTCATACCCTTCAGGTAAGAACTGTTGATTGTTAGAGTTCATCATAATAAATACATCAGTCAATGCACGTCTGATTATCTTTGCTACTCCTTCAAATCTCTTGTTAGATTGAGCTGTTTTTAGTTTAACTTCTCCCAGTGTCTTATCTCCGTCAATTTGTTCACCACCTGAAATGTAGTCAGTAACTCCAGTAATATTTTGAATGACTTGTTTGGATATGCCATACATCTGTAAGTGTGAACCATCAACTTTAGGAGCAGGTAGTACTGTCATAGTCTTCGCTCCATCCTTCATAGGATAACTCATACCAGCTTTATATACTGGTGGATTCTTCTGCCAGTTAACACCAGCAAATCTAGGATCAAAAACCAAAGGTCTTTGTAAGTCAAATAGGCTAGTAGTTAGGATTGTGTTGTGTTGAATATCTAGTGTATCAATCTGATGTTCTGCTGTTTGTAGTGGTGAAAGTCCAATTACTTGATTCTCTACTGGAATAATTGATAAAGGTCTAATAGGTAATAGTCCATGCCAGTATCGTAGTCCTTCATTTCTTACAACTGTTCCAGATTCTTCATGGTACTCCACTACATACATATATTTATCTTTCTTGTAGTAGATTTCTCTTAATGGAATGGATGCTCCGATTGTATATGAGCGTAGTGCATCATTATCTAGATCCTGTGCTGTATTTCGCGACAGTGAAAACTCATCATTATCTTTGTTAGGTGAGTTCTTCACCAAGTATTCTGCTAGATTTTCTAAATTATGGTATCTATCATCCTGTTCCATATCAAATATAGTCTTCTCTACGTTCTGACCAATAAATGGTAGATCGTTGTAGTCTCTTGCTGGTGGAATAATTAGATCTTCATATGAAACTATCTCTAGTGTATGTTTGAATATCTCCTCTACTTCTTCTACTTCTACAGTTTTACCAATACCTATCACTTTCTTTGTCATAGGAATACGCAGTTGCTTCTCTTTCTGCTTACGCATGAACTTCACTTCTTCCAGTTTGAAATCAACCTTTAATGCACCATGAGTCTTAACTGCCTGACGTATCCAGAGTTCTAGAGTTTCTTCTAGATTATCTGATTCTATTTGTAGGTTTACTAACTTCTCTGCCAGATCTGCATTAGATTTGTCAGATGCCTTAGTCTCTGTAAAATCAACTCTAATTCTTCCAGCAGTTAGTCTAGGCGTGATTGTTTCAACTGTTTGTAATGCTTGACCAGTAGATATTTGCGTCTCAAGCTCCTTCACTGGTGAATCCAGTGCTACGTTCCCAAAATAAAGATTCTCTAGTCTTTCATAGATTTCTTTGTTTGATCTATATTGTACGTCAGCCGATTTGACCTTATCTAGTATTAAATCTAGTACTTCGTCATCACTTATCTCTGGTATTGATTCTTTTGTTGCAGTTTCTTCATCTTTTTTGAGTTCTAATTTATCTTTCGGCATTGAGAAATTCCTTATAATTAGTCTTTACGTTCAGGTCTTTAACCACTGGCGTAGTGAATTTCCTCATTTGTAGGGCTATTGCTAGCGAAATAACACGATCATCATGCTCTCCAACACTAGCTCCCATCTTTTTATAATTGCTATTTGGGTTAAGTTTAGCATATTCTTGAAAAGAAAGCATCTCTATTATCGTGGATTCATCATAAATTGGTATCGCTTGCTCTCTTATAAAGGTAGATAACTCATTAATCATTACTGGTTTAGACTTCATATCAGTCTTCCAGCCCAGTGATTGAGTAGTGGTCTCACTCATTTTATCAAAGGATGTTCTAGTATATATGTTGCCATAGCCCAGATCCCTCATTTTGATATTGGTAGCCAGTCCATGATTATTGGCTTCACAACCTATTAAAGCATCCTGATAATACATTCCCATACCTACTAACATCTCTCCAAATACATCTGCTGGTACTCTCCCATGCCATATTGCTACTGTTTCTGCTGTTTCAAAGTCTATTATATGAGCTGATGAGTAATCACTATCTGCCAGTCCTTCTGCTGGATCTGCTCCAATTATGTATGTCTTAGTTCTATCTGGTACACACCAAACCTTCATAAATCCTTCACCATCTGTACTAAACTTACCATCTACACTGATATTACCTGTAGTTATTGGTTCTTTTACTGTTTCCTTTAGTAGCTGATTAAGAGCTGTAGTATTAAATACGTTGTTACCAGATGATACAAACGCTTCTGAATCTGTCATTGGGTACTCTTGATTGAACTTCTTGAGATCCCCATGCATAGATCTTAGTTTCTTCCTGCGCCACTGTAAACGCTGGTCGGATATGTTTGGGAAGTTCTTTTTAATATCCTTTTCGTCTTCTGTATAATCTGTGATTGGTTCGGAATCATTGATGATATATTCGTCATGGTCTTGCCATCCGAAGAAATGAGTTTTGTATTCTGTACTCCCTGCTTTAGAGTCGTACCAGAGTTTGCGTAAATGATTGTATCCATTTGCTGTTGTTTCAATAATTATAGTTCCATCATCAGGTACTGCCTGCATTACTCCCATTACGATATCATCTGGTTTTTCATAAAAGGCATACTCTGATAAATGTAATAAGTGGATTGTATCTCCACGTCCAAATGTTTTTGCTCCAGCAGTACCTATATAAAAAGTGCTATTGTTTTCCTTAAACCTGATCTCATTCTTATTCTCTGTCTCTGTTGGTATATCTACTAGAAATTCCCCATCATAGAATCTTTTAACATACATCTTTACTTTATCAAGCATCTTCTGTGTTGCTTCCTTCTCATGGGAGATAACAACTGCTCTAGTATTTGGTACTTCCAAACATTCCAAAGTAAATAGTGCCAGTATAAATGATGAGAATCCTTGCTGTCTAGCTTTCAGTATTATATCCCTGCCAGTTTTATCTTTATTGTATTTATCCTGTACTGAATTTAGCTTGAACTTAACTAGCTTCCTATGCTTGTTCTCTATCAGTAGATGATTCTCCACTTTCCTCTTTGTTGCTATGTGATTCTTCTGCATTGTCTTTTGATAATATATCAGTTACTGGTACTGATCCAGTATGTTCTATTGATTGCTTTGGCATTCCATCTACGTAGTTCCAAATCTGTTTAATCATTTGTTGATCCCCATCTGCTATTGCTTGTTTCATTATTCTATCAATTAGAAGTTCTAGGTATGATTTCTTCTGGTTGTCAGGTATGTCTTTTAACTTGTTTTTTATCTCTGTTGTAATAGAAATCCCAGAACCTTTAGGTCTTCCTTCTCTGTTTATATTCGGATCTCCTGTTGTGAATGGCATAGTTATTTATTGTTAAAAGTATCGTATCGTTTCCTTATTACATCACAATATTTAGGGTCTAACTCCATCATATAACATATTCTCTTTGTTTGTTCCGCTGCAATAAGTGTACTACCACTACCGCCAAATAAATCTAATACTATATCGTCTTGCTTACTACTATTCTTTATAGCTTTTGTACATAGCTCTAGTGGTTTCATTGTGGGGTGTAACTCATTCTTAACTGTTCTTGTTACGTCCCAAAGGTCAAACTCACTTCTACCACCATAAAAGCTATGCTCCTCAACCCACCCATAAATAATCGGCTCATACTTACTCTGATAATCAGAATTACTTAACGTGTGGTTTCCTTTATCCCATATCAGCAACGCTTTATAGTCAGATAGTATTGGCAAAATTTTATCTAATCCTAGTCTATACCAACAGACATAATAAGCCCCTTTACAGTACTCCATTATTATTTTAATAAAACTATCTATAAATTCGCCCTTTTCGTCATCACTTAGGTCATCATTAAGTATCCCACCAAACTTAGCATTATGACTCTTAGAACCATCTGCGTGTACATTACCACTAAACTCCATTAAATAAGGTGGGTCAGTAAATACCATATCTGCTTTGTTTCCATCCATCAGCTTCTCTACATCTTCCTTTTTGGTGCTATCACCACACATCAGTCTATGCCTACCTAGTTCATATACACATCCGATTTTGCTATCCGGTTTCTTCTTATTATCTACTTCTGGCACTTCATCTTCCACCGGCTCTAGCAACTTATCAAACTCCTTAGATAATTCCTTTTCATCAAAGCCAATATCAGTTAATAAATCCAAGTCAAAGCTATGCAGCAAGTCATAATCCCACTCACCCAAGTTCTTATTTAACCTGATATTCAGTTCTTTTTCCTTTTCTTCGTCTAGATTATAAAAAACAC